TCCGTGTCAGGCTTTAATGTAATCGCACACATGGTTCCTATAATTGTAGTAGTTAATAACAATTTTTCGGCACACTGATTTTTGTGGTCCTGTGAGTTAGATCCAGTAGGCACACTGTCAATTGCGTTTGTGTATAGGTCCTTGTATATTTCAAGCCGTTGTTTTATTGAGGCTATCGCGTCAGCAGGCGCAGAAATCAGAGTGTTAAAAGATTCAGCCAAGTCCAATGGTGCTGACAGGAGCGTATCTATATTGTCATTTATAAACCGCTTTGCTGAATGTATCGCGCTCGATATAGAATCAAGGGTGCTTGCTATCTTGTCAACCGATGCCGCGATCTCATTGACCAGACTTTCTATGCGCTCGGCCGCACTTGCGATTGTGTCAACGGCATCCGCAAGAAAGGAATCCTGATAAGCCGCATTAACTGAGTCATACAGTTCGTTTATTGTCTCAAGGATTCCAAAACTTGTGGCCTCCCCTGCCTCCGGGATTTCTTCTCTAATCGTTTCGGTCATTACAAGGCCGAAAATAACCTGATTGGACGATGACCGTAAAGGATCCCTGCGCTCTATACTTTCAATAACGACATCGACATTGCCGTACAAAGGGTGTTCAAGAATAGAAATCCCTTTTTTGCCTGCGCTCTCTTCAAATTGATCTGCGTCCTGGTCGCAGTCAGCCCCATAAAAATAAATAGTCATAGGGAAACCGACCTCGCCAACTCCAAAATCCTGCACCAGAGTTCCGTCCGTGCCGGCGAATCGGTATTTGCTTGTTTTCTTTATAATTTTTTTTTCAAGGTCAGAGTATGCGAAAACGTGACGCTTTTTGTCAGGCGTCTCGATTGCTCCCTCAACGACCCTATCTTTATAGCTCATATAATCACCAACTGAAATCCATTATCCCTCCGCTCTGAGGGAGTCTCAAAGATGTTCCTTTTATTACAGCCCTTCCTTTTGTCTCGACTTGATTACCGCTTTCATTTCTGATAATAATTTCTTGCGTTTCTTTCTTTTCCTGTGTGTCTGTTATCGCCTCCCTTTGAGTTACCGGACCCTGCTTTAAAAGCTGTGCCTCTCCCTCGGCTATTTTCCAGTCAAGGACCGCCGCTTTTAAAGACTTTTCACTGACAAGTCCAATGGCCTCAAGAAAAGAATAGACTACGGCTTTCATCATTTTCCATTTCACAATTAGCTCGGCGATTGTTATCTTGAAAAATTGAACAACCTCATCCCAATTATGATACAGGGCAACAACCGCGCCGACAATAAGCATTATCCACCCCAATGGATTTGTAGTGTTTACCAGTGTTTGAATAAATGCGACGGCTATCATAATTTTTCTATAAGCGGTCCATGCGGCAACCATAGCCAAAATAGACGGCACCAAAGGACCTATGACATCCCATACACCCCTTAGTACGTTGACAAAAGTTTTCATTCCTGCGATTATTGGTTTAACGTCTATATTCTGGATCCACTTTGTAAACTCTTCAAGTGCCCCGGCCCCGTCTTTTTCAAACGCCTCTATAAATTTAAAACCCAGTTCTATCGCGCTTGACTGCAATATCCGCAATCTATTCATGAGGGACCCTCTCATAAACTCTGCCATCTTCCGCGCGGCTCCCTCCGATGCGCGAAGGGCCTCCTGATATTCTTTTAATTTGTCGCTTCCTATAGACAATAAAACATTCATCCCGGTTACAGCCCGATTCCCAAATATGGTTGTCAATGTCGCGGACCGTTGTTTGGATCCCATTCCTGACAAACCCCGTTCGAGGTCTCCTATAATATCAATAGCGTTCCTGAAATCCCCGTTGCTGTCCTGAGTTCTTACTCCAAGAGAGGACAGGGCCTTCTGTGCCTCCCCAGTCGGCTTTGCAAGCCTCAGCATCATGTTCCTTAGTTGCGTTCCGCTTTCCGCACCTTTTACCCCGGCTGAGGCCATCGCACCTGCAAGGGCGTTAAACGTCTCTATGTCCTGACTCGCGGCTGTAAAGGTAGGCGCGCCTTTTTTCATGGATTCAAAGAGTGTCTCAAGGTCAGTATTGAACATCGTTGTAGTTTTTGCAGAAACGTCCATTACTCGATTCAGGTTTTTACCAAGCTGTTCGGTGTCCTCTGTCATCAAGTTAAAAGCTCCGAGGGCATCACTCGCAATGTCAGTTGCTGTTGCGAGGTCAGTATTTGCTACGGTGGCGAGGTCTACGACTCCGGGCAATAATTTCATTGCCTGCGCCGATGAAAAACCTGCCATCGCTAAATAGTCAAGACCCTCCCCGGCCTCTGTTGCAGAAAATTGAGTTACCGCACCGACTGATCTGGCGGCGGTCCTCAGTTCTTTCATCTTATTCTTTCCGTCCTCCGTTGCCAAGTTGACATCTTTGAATTTCGCCGTTGCCTTCGTTACGGCATTGTCAAACTGTGCAAATTCACGGACAGCCATCCCAGTTGCCAGGGCGAGACCTCCCATAGCGACCATTGCTCCACGTCGCAACTTTTGATCAAAGGACCGAGACATACCCCCTGCCATCAATTCAGCCTGTCTCTGCGCTCTTGTAAAATCGTTTCTCATTCCGCGCGTAAGACGGTTCGATGCCGATGACATTTTGTTGACAGGGCCAGACATACGATCTACGGCCCTAAAGACTGCCTCAACTGAAAATCTCCCTGCCAAGTGTCTCTCCTATGTTTTATTTTGCGTTTTCAATAATCCCGGAATCAATGGTTCGTAAAAAAAAGTTATCTCATGCAGTTTTAAAGTCCGAACATCCGGGACCCCCGGATAATCGGACGCTACTTGTAAAATCTGCATTATCTTACCGCCGACGCCCCTTACAGACCTCACAACTCCTTTCGAGGCGATAAGTGAGGTCACGAAACTAAAAAAATGTTCATTACCGCCATAAGGGGCTTTATGTCTATGGCATCAAGTCTTGAAAGAAAAGACGGGTTCTTTTGCATAGACATAGCAAGAACGGAAAAAGTCTTATGCGTCCCCTCTTTTTCTTTGTACTTATCCATACTCATAAAAGCCGCTCCGTCGGGCCTCGTAAGTGTTACAGAATTGCAGTCCACTTTTTCAGGGTAGGCAAGTTTATATTCTAATTCTTCATTCTCATTAAATACAAGCCTCCCAAGGCAGATTGCTTTGACAATCTTCCTTTTCTGATCATTGAACGAATCCCTGTCCTCTTCGTCCATGTCAGCAACATCCGTGTCGATCTCCCACGCCGAACAGAATCTTTCAAACTCAAGTTCAGCTGTCTCCTTGTCAATTACGTTTTTCATTGCTTAGTCATCCTCCCCGGTCCTGATATTGATATTTCCATAGACGACGTTTTTGAGGACCGTCCGGCCTCCTCAACAATTATTCCTTTGCCATAGTACACCTTTCCATCCGCCATCGTCAATGTCACGTCAACAAAGTCAGACCCGTCTATAATATCCTGTAAAAACTGATGGTCCCCGGCGTCATCGTCTATGACAACACCAAGACCGGAGACCTTAAAAGGGACGATCTCTTTTAAGATTCTCGCAGTTGCACCATCCCCATTGGGTTCGACTGAATTCTGATCTCCGCCGAGGACAATAGACGCATCCACGTCCTGCGGCACAGCGAACGTCCGCCCGTTAATTGAAACACTTTCTATTGGTCCACCTATTACAGCCATTTTTTACGTCCTCCTTTTATCCAAAGTAAAAACCAAAATTTATATCGCCACTCACAATTTCTACGTTACCACTCAACTTGACCGGGAATGTCCAGTTCAGCCTTTTAGGATTTTGTGAGTCTATTTGAACAACCATGCTTTCTTTTGTAAACTCCGCGTCAGCTATGATTGCCTGTAACGCAAGATTATCCGCGAGGTTGCCAAGCGCGGAAAGTGCATCCTTTGGTTTCTTTGCTGTAGGATTCACCGTCGGAGTTGAGTCTGGCAATAGTGGCGACCCTTTCCAGTCCTCACTTTCAAAAATCAGCCTGACGTTATAAACAATATTTTGAAGTTTTACAACGTCAACAAGATACCTGTACGCAGGTGGAACCTCTCCTTCCGGGTGGTACATCGTTACAGTGTCGTTCATTTCTATTTCACCAGAAGTCAAAATAGTAGTACACGACCCGGCCTGCACTGCGAGGTCCCTGTTTATGTAATCCTCCTGATCAACGTCATCCCCGGCAACAAGTCCAGAAAGTAAAGAATTATAATCCTGTGGCGGATTGTTCACTGCCTGCTTTGTCACCCTTGCCGCCGCCCTCGCCGCAATCTGTGCCGGCAGGTTATTACATCCAGGAGCCGACATTAAGACGTTGATTTTGTCGTCGTCTCTCGCGTCAGTGATTACAGTACGGGTTGCCCTGTCGTCGCCTGTTCCTGAAATAGCATAGAGCGGTTTCTTTTCAAGGGGCAACCATCTCCCGTCTCCGAAAGTCTGAATGAGATCAAGTGTAGTTGTGTCGTCATAATTCAGACAATTAACTATGCAGGTCTCCCATACTTGACCTATCTGATCAAGCGCATCCTGTATGTCAGGATTAACAAGTCCACCTGCGCAGTCAGTAGATGTGAAAGTAATACCGTAAGCATCGCCTTCGACCTCTACAACGATGTCGTTACCGCTCTCTCCGGCCCACTTAGCCTCAAGAGGCAAAGCACCTGCCGCAATTACACCGGGGATTACAGGCATATTTAATTCGCCTATTATCGCGGTCCTTATGGCAGTAAGGGCCTCGTCCGCAGTGTCGCCTTCTTCAACGACTACTGTAACAGAAATTTCTGCACACTTAATTACATAAGATGCCGTTTCCGTTTGAACACCAACCGCCGCAATCTGACCTGCGGCAGGGACCCCTGCGGAGTCATCTTCAAGCGGATAAACTGTTACAGGAATAGACCCAACGCCATCACCATTGAGAGGGAAAAGCATCAATGACGCCAGATGTAACGGTGACCCGTACCCGTATCTTGCCGCGACCTCAGCGGCACTTGTGACAAGTCTCTTGTCAGTGCTATAACTGGACAAAGAACATCCCTGCCCGATTAAAGCGATTCGCTGAGGCAGAAACCTTACTGCCCCGGCACCGAAGTCTTTGAATTGTGTAAGTATTCCCACAACCCTCGAGACTGCTGTTGCATCAACTGCTTGTGACATAGCTTTCCTCCTATGTATCAGATTCTTCAAATCTCAAGTTACAATAAACCAATCCATCATCGCCCCGTGTTATTGTTCCACCGACAATATCAATCGTCTCTGGCACCGCTTGAGGTGAGTATTCGTTTATTGAAACATTAACTACAACTCTTGCGCCTATACACGCCTGCGCCGGTCTGTCGTTTATATTTGGCTGAAACATCGTTATAGAGTGGACGACCCTCTCATGCACTATTGTAGGCATTTCCAATTTTCTATAAAACGCCGACGCTATTATATTTCTAACAAGCCTCGCCACCCTTTGAACGTCAAGAGAGGCAAGCTCGTCTCCCTTTTTTATTTCGCCGTCTACAAGTTTATTATTTTTTGCAGAGAGGCAATCTATATTGATTACAACATCATACGTTTGTCTTTCCACAGAATCGCTCATCCCCGGTGAAATGGTCGAGCTTTCATAATAAACATTGACAAGAGGAGTCTGGCGCAACACGTTTCCGTCAGTGTCCTCAACCAACTCCCATGGATTGGACCTCTCAAGATAAATATCAAAGTCCCAATCCGTAGACTCCTCGCCTTCCTGTCCTGCCAAGTAGACTTGATTAGCAACCTCAAGGGCAAGAATAGAGGCAATCTTATCCCGGACAATTTCAAAGTTGTCCTGTTTGTTTATTAGATAGTCTATCTTAACCGACATCCAATAACTCCAACGTAAATTTTACAACACCGATCTTTCGGTCTACCTCTGCAGACCCGATTGAGAAGGTCCACTCGTCGCCGTTTATATTTTCGTATTGTAAAATCCAGCCTGTACCGTCCTCACTTTTGTCTGGGATAGTCCCACAGGCTGACAAAACTGAAGAGAGGCGGAGCGTAATTTCTGCGGTCCGACCACGCACCAAGGCACCTGTGTCGGGGTCAATCATTAAAGCTATGTCCGTTGACTGACCTATTATCGTATATTGGAATTGATCAGGGTCGATAAGGACAACTGTTACTCCGAAGCCACTGTCTTTATCTTCCAGAACAAAATCCAGATCGCGCTCCGCCTGCTCTATCAAGTTCATTAGTTATCTTCTCCCAACTCCGTTTGATCGGTCTCGTCTTTTTTCTTCCGCCCCCGTCTCCTTGTTACTTTAACCTCTTCTTTTTCTTCGGGTTCAAGGTCTATGTCAGGGACGGGGACCGGGTCTTTCTCTGGTTCCGGGGCAGGATCCTTCTCCGGCTCCGGGGCAGGGTCCGGACCATGACCTTTCATCGCGTCAACCATTTCGTCGGCTTTCGCTCTTTTCGTTCCTGCCTTCCGCTCAATCTTTACTGGCTTTGAGGCCTCTATTATTTCAATGTTCTTTATATTAGCCTTAGCCACATCGATTGGTGTTCCGACCTGCTTTTTCGTCCTTCCTTCGTGCCGATGCAAATTGACCCGGATAGTCCTATCAAGCACAGGGGCCTTTCCGATCTCTACAATAACACCTGAATTAACAAGCGCGTCAAAGACCGATTTCGACCCCAACATCTTCGCAGTGATAGGGGAGTTCTGCCTTACTGGACCCTTTCGTGTCGTGACCGACCGACCGGGAGCTACTATATATCTTGCCATTGACTACCTCTCTTATGTACTCGGATTAGTGTCTATGCATCCATACCTGTCTATCGACACAGGAATAAGTAACGGTCTGCTTTTCACTTCGCAGTACACGGTCTCAAGCGGCTCGTCCATATAAATACGAGGCTTAAAGTCAAAGGCCCCTGGAACTGTTACGCGCGACGGTAAAACGTCCCTGAATTCAGGTATGCTGTCTACAACAGTGGGGATTGCGCCGAAAACCTTTCTAAAGTCAAGGTCCTCCGGGTCCGGTAACATTATACAACGGTCCCATCCGACATACTGTTCTTTCTCTCCAGACACGAGGTCGATGTATCTGCCTCCGTAGGTCCAGATATTAAACTTGTAATTTCCAAGCGGAAACTCACCCTGAAGTGTGGCCCCGTTGTTTAACATCTGCGGATTTAAATTAGCCACTGCAAATTGGCTTTTATAAAAAGCCTCTTTAACTGTCGCATTATTTAAAAAGTTAGCGAAGGCCCCCGGTCCCATAATAATATGCTTAGGATCACAGAGACCGTCGTCTCTGATAGTCTCCGCAAGATTAGAAAGGTCAACCAGCGGATTAGAATTCGTTTCGCCCCACGCCACAACTGCATCGGGAAAGTGAGTTGCTTTCGGCAGGTAATCCAGATCATACCTCGCGTTGCCGTTAGCATCGTATAAAGTGAGTGTCCCGTTTTGCAGTATGGATGCGGCCTGATATTCAATGGTCCGCTTAATCCGATCTGTCATCTTTTTCCATGAGTTTAGAATTTTCACGCGCAATCTTGCCTGTGCGCTTACTTCTGCGGCTTCGTACTCCGTTTCTCCCGGCTCCCTGTTAGTAAGGTTATAAGAATTAAAATCCATCTTTAACGCAAACGCAGGTGGCTTTATTTCTTTATTGGTGTAAATATCTGTGCTGATTATATTTGCACCAGTAGAAATATCGGTGAGAACAGGAGCGATTTCCTCATCACCCCGTTCAATGTCGATTGATATAAACTCGGAGTTTGTAATATCCTCCGGGGTGGTCTTAAAAAAAGACGTTAAAAACATATTCCGATCAATGTCAGGCATCTGTCGGTACGCTTTTAACATCTTTACGCTTTTGTCATTCGCTGGCATCTGTCTTTCCTCCTTTTTTATTTCCTATTTATTGATTGTCAAGAACGCCCTGTTCATCAACTTCAAGGGCGACTATACCGTAGTCTCTGAGCGCGTCTATGGTGGCGACATCGACCTCGGCTCCGCTGTCATAAACAAGTTTATCCGCTCTTACCTTTCCATTTGTCAGGACCCTGACAGAGACATTCCCGGCCGCAGTGGCCACTGTCTCTATTGTAAGAACACCAAGAGGAATCTCTGTTCCGTCCGACTCGGCAGGGTCACAAACTACCCAGTTGCCATTTGCGTCTCTTGACAGAATAGTTCCCTCGGCGTAAGTGTCCGCACCGGGAAAAACAAGTAGGCCGTCCTCATATTCGGGATTGCCTATCACAACTCCACCCGTATCGTAATTCGTTACGATCATAGTCATTTTACTGCACCTCCATTCCTAAAAGTCTGAACATCTCATCGTCCACCGCGTCTGAAAAAGTCTTTTTGTCTTTTGCGCCGGACGGCACGACTGGAGGCGGATCATCATCTGTTCTCTGGTCCAACGCTCCTTTTACCATTTTAGATGAAAGATAAGACGCAATCACGTCATCATCCGCCATCTGCGCCCCTGACTCAATATGCTTAAACATGAGTTCAGGGTCAGTAATAGACGATCTCATTTGTAAGTGCGCCATTACTCTTTTGTTTTCGGCTTCAACCCCCTTCCTGAATATCTCCTTGTACAGGTCCGGGTGCTGTGCCCTTATTTCTTCAAGGGTCATCTTGACACCTCCTATAATATTTTTACCCGCGTCAAGGCGGGGTAGTCCACTCATTGTGTGTATATGGCTATCGTCCTGCGAATATGCATCAATCTTTTTTTCTAAATTCAGCATAGCGGTAACGCGCTCCGCGTCTGACGCATACCGATCAGACTGCTTCATTCTCAAAAAACAATCGTCCACTGCATATTTAGCAAATTCAATTGAATCTCGCTTGTTGTCCTCTTTGTCATTGTCAATAACTTCATCGACGAATCCGGCGTCTTTTATTTCTGGACCATAGTAATACGTCTCCGCGTCCATAAGCGAAAGAATATCCTTTTTACTTTTCCCGGTCTTGTCAACGTATGCCTGCGCTAAAAGTGCAGTAAGCGCCTCAAATCGTTCCGAGGCTTTCTGCATTTCTCTGTGGTCCCCTGATACATAACCCCATACGTTGTGAATCATAAAAACGGCGTTCTTTTCTGCCGTTACCGAATCGCCTGCCATAGCAAGATAAGAGGCCATCGAAGCCGCGAGGCCCATCAAGTGAACATGGACCTTGCCCTCATAATTTTTCAGCAAATTGTACATCCCAAGTCCATCGGCGACAAATCCACCGGGGCTTGAAATTTCTACGCGGACATCATCACCTTTTGCCTCTTTGAGTTGTTCGCGCATCCATGGGACATCCGATCCGTAAAAACCTATCGGTTCATCTATTGCTATTAAAAACATTTGGTCCTCCTTAATATACATTATAAGCTAATTTAATTGACACGCTTCTCGCAGCCGCAGTTGAGGCGGTCAGCTTTGCAGAAATCCTTGTATTCGCTGGCAGTATTCTCGTTTGAACAGGAATAGACCCCTCTCCAACGGTGTTTGACCTATCAAAAGAAAGTCTCGCTACCTGCTCCTCTGATCCTGCCGGACCTTTGAATAAATGAATTTCATATTGATCATTATTTGAAATTGACCCTATGTTGCAATAGTGAATATTGAACACAAATGGAATGGCGTTTTCTGGTATAATCTCAGTAGGGTCAGCGTCAAGTCCCCATGCAATGGCGTTTACTTTGTTTACAACAATCGCATCCTGTCTCGTCGGATATATACATGAACACGACGGAAGGGCCTGTCTCTTTCCGGGTCCAAGTTTAAACACAAACAATCACCTCCCCCGCTTTATTCTGCGCCATGACATAAACATCAATAGGGTCATCGGATTCTATATTAAAACTGTCAGACACCGGCACAGCTGTCTTTATGTGAGAAGGCGCGCTGTTCCCGGTCATCCTGTATGTTGTAATATATTTAGGTCCATACTTTTTAACAAAAACAAATCCTGTGGTCACGTTCTGCGCGACCCGGACCCAAGTGTCTGCAGGCAAATTCTTTTTTTCTGGATTAGCCATTATTGCACCACCGTATCTGCATCCTCGTCGTCGTTACTGTTTGTGACAACAGGAACGGAGACGGGTTGCTTATATTCATCAAGCCCGACTGTCTTTTCAGCGTCAAGCTCCCTTTTCCTTTTATTAAGGATAGTCTTGTAAGACATCCCTGATAACTTCCGGCACTGCTTATCTTTAGTAGACAGGTCGTTCTGTATCATCTTAATCGCGGCATCGACATCTTTATTTATGTCAACAGAAGGTCGCGCCATCCCCGTCCACTCTGCATTTACCCACGCGCCGAAAACCTGCCACTTGCTTTCATTCCACCACGCATCTATAAAACCCGGAGCATTTATTTGTCCAAGCAATACGGATTGAATTGTATGCTCAACAAAAATAGGCTGATAAAAATCAACTCCCATCTTCCAACTTCTATACTCAAGATACATATTGAATTCATTGTTCGCCTGACGTGACGCTGAAAAATTACTTTGAAAAAGTAAAGTCAAAATTTCAGGTGGGACCTCACTGACCCAAGCGAGGACGTTCAGAATCGCCTGCTCGAATGTCGCATAATTAACATTAGGTCGATGTGTATTGAATGACACAGGCTCCTCTCCGGGAGCAAGCGTCTGAGGTACGGTTCCAGGGAGCATTGAGTTCCAGTTCCATTTCTTTGTGGACCCGTCGGTTTGTATTACGTCATCACTGCCTTTCCTTACTGCTCCGCCATCAATAACTCTCGTCCCAATCCCGATTGCGTCTTTTTTTATAA